AGAGGAAATCCATTAATGTCAACTAATCGTCACGGCGCAGTTAGACGTTGGATGAGAGATAAAAAAGCAATAGTGGTAAGATCTTGTCCTTTTACAATTAAACTACTAGTTTCTTCTGAAGAAAAAATCCAAGAAGTTAAAGGAGCAATTGTTCCAAATTCTAGTTATATTGGAATAGCAGTTTCTTCTAATGGAAAATGTTTATTTAGTTCTGAAACAGAATTAAGAAAAGACATTTCTAAAAAAATGAAGAAACGGGCTAAATATAGAAGAAGTCGAAGGGTTAGAAAAGTAAGGTATAGAGAATGTAGATTTTTGAATAGGAAAAGTGATAGAAGATTTACGCCAACATTAAAATCCAAATTGGATAGTCATCAGAGAGAAATCAAAAGAGTTGAAAAATTATTACCAATTTGCAATTGGACGGTAGTGAGAAACTCAATCAAAAAAGATTATAAAGGGTATAAAGATTTGGAGTGGTTGAATATTCAAAGACAGGTTTTTGAAAGAGACAATTTTAAATGTAGACATTGTAAAGGCAAAACAAGAGATTTTGAATTGCATGGACATCATTTGATACGCAAAGAAGATAATGGATCGAATGAGTTAGATAATTTGGTTACTTTGTGTAAAAAATGTCATGTCAAATATCATAAAGGAATGCTGGAATTAAAGATAAGTGAACATAAATATAGAGGAAAGTTAGATGTTGAATTATCTATTATTCGCAAATATTTAGAAGTATCTAATAGTACAAATGCTTATGGATTTATAATGAAAAAACAAAGACAAAATTTAAGACTGTCGCCAACACCTATTAACAACGCATGTAGTGTATTAAATATTAATCCAAATAATCAGTTTTATATTAGAAACATTTCTAAAGGTGATTATCAACAAACAAAAGGAATAAGAAGTCAGCAACGAATACCAACAGGAAAGATAATGAATGTTAGAAAATTTGATAAAGTTATGTGGAAAAACACTACTTGTTTTATAAAAGGTAGAATGTCAACAGGTTATGCTGTTGGTATGGATATTTTAAATAATTCATTAAAACAATTATTAAAATTGAAGGAGGTTAAAGTATTACAAAGAAGAACAAACTCGCTTATAACAGAGATGATAGATGAAAATATTTGTTATAGTGTTTCCTAAAATTATAAAAAATAGAAAAATTATAAAAAATAAAAAAAATACAATCGGAGGTTACTTATGGGATACTATATTGCACCTGGTGTAAAATTTAGGGAGATTGATCTTAGTGAATATGCTCCTGCTTTATCAACTAGTACATGCGGTATAATCGGTACATGTACAAAAGGACCTATTAATACGGCTACTTTTATTACTAGTGCTGAACAATTTGTTAAAATTTTTGGGAATCCAACACCGGACTCTTATATGCCTTATGCTGCTTTACAGTTTTTAGAGAGAGGCAGATCTTTATGGGTAGTACGAGTTTGTGGTGGTAGTGCAGACGGCTCACCTTATACTTCTGCTGCAAAAGCTCAAGCAGCAATAACTGGTGCGGCATCTAAAGGTTCCGTTACCGGAGCAAACAGTGAATACTTTACAATCACAGCAGCTACTGGAGCTACAGTAACTGGTACAGAAACAGAAAATTTTGTAATTTCAACTGGCGTAAATGATAAAATTAAAATTACAGGTACAGGCGTAACTGGAGATATCATAACTGGTGCTACCATTGCTGCTGGTAGTTATACTGCTGCTCAATTAGCTGCTTTATTAAATGCAGCAAGTAATGGTTTAACTTTTGCTGACAGTGGAAGTGGAACAATTAAATGTACTTTAAATACAACTGGAGCTAGTGCTTCTTTTGTAGTAGTAACTATTGCTACAAATATGTATACAACTATCGGATGGTCAACTTATGTAGGTAATACATATACTGGAGTTAATGGTACTGATTATTTAAGTATTTCAGTAAATGGTGGTGCAAGCCAAACTTTAAGTCTTACAGCAGGTATTAGAAGTGCTTCTCAAGTAGCTTCTGAAATAGATGCTGCTCTTACGGGCGCAGATGCTGCTGCGGATAATCTTGGTAGGGTGAGAGTAGAAACATCAGTTACCGGATCTACTAAAACTATTCAGATAGAAGCTGCAAGTACGGCTGATACACCTTTAGGTTTTGATAACTCTATTCATACTGGTACTGACGGAGGATCTACTACATTTACTTGTTATGCTAACTCCGAAGGTACATGGTCGAATGGATATAAAGTAGTTATTACAAACGCTGATGCTACGGCTGAAACTTTTGATTTGTCTCTTACAGATGCTAACGACGTTAGTTTAGAAACTTATTTAGCTTTGTCAAAGGATAGTTCAAGTACTTATTTTCATGAAACTATTCTTGCAAACGAATCTAATTATATAACAAGTACAGATGTATCAGCAGTAAGTTCTGTACCTGTAGATGGAACATATACTTTGGCTGCTGGAGCAAACGGTATGTCTGATGTTGTTGATGCTGATTTTGTTGGAACATACACTACATCAGGTACTAAAACTGGGTTAGAAATTTTTAATAACCCTAATGAAATAGCAATTAGCATTCTTTTAGCTCCTGGCGAAACTGAAGAACCAGTCCAAAATAAACTTATATCAATATGTGAGGTCAACAGAAGAGATTGTATAGCTGTTCTTGACACACCAGATAGTTTAACAGTTCAACAAGCTGTAAACTTTATGAATGGTGAGGGTGGATATTCTGCCAGAGCTTCTCTTAATTCATCCTATGGATGTTTATATTGGTCTTGGATTAAAGTATATGATCCGTATAATCCAACATCAGGTAATGACAGTGACGGATACATATGGGTTCCACCTAGTGGGTTTGTTGCTGCTCAAATGGCTTATACAGATTATGTTGCTGATCCTTGGTTTCCACCTGCTGGTCCACAGAGAGGTAGATTAATTTCTGCTTTAGGTATTAGATATAATCCTAATGACGGTGATATTGGATTAATGTATGGAACACCAAACAACCTTAATGCTATTGTTGAAAGAGACGGTATTATTCAAATTTTTGGTCAAAAAACTTTACAGCGAGCTACTACATCTAGAGATAGAGTTGCTACACGTAGAATGCTAAATTATGCAGAAAGAATTGTTACTACTTCTGCTACTCAAATATTATTCGACCCTAATGATGAGATTACTTGGAGAAGATTTGTACGGCTTGTGTCTCCTATTTTTGACACTATTAAAGATAGACGTGGTCTATACGACTTTAGGGTTGTATGTGATGAAAGTACAAATACTGCGGATTTAATAGCACAAAACACTATGGCGGGAAAAATCTTGATGCAACATATGAAATATTCTGAAATTATTCAGATTGATTTTGTTTCAACTCCAACAGGTATAAATTTCTCAGAAGTTGAGTATTAATAGATTAGGGAGAGGATATTCTCCTCTCCTTTATTACCAAGGTAAAGATTAAGTATGATGAAAATAATTAGTGCTCTAAAAAGATTAAACAGACTAGATCTTATAGTAGCTATTTCTAGCTCTTTTCTAAACAAAACAGCTTTGTTGAGAAGAGAAGCTTCAGGAACAACTGAAGCAGAAGCTCAAGGAGATATAATACTTGTCTATGACAAATTCTTTAGATGTAAACTTACTATGCAGAAATATATACTATTGCATGAACTAGGTCATGTGTTTCAGAATATGAACGATATCTCTATTCTTGATCTTATGGATAAAAATTTTGCAGTTTTTGAATATAAATTTTCAGGTAATGCAATGGAAGGATTTGCTGAAGCTTTTGCAGTTTACTTAGACAGTCCAAATGAATTGAAAAAAAGATATCTGGAACAGTTTAAAATAATGAAAAATTGGGTAGGCAACGGAGCAGTTTATAAAAAATGGGTAGGAAAAGCTTTAAAAATATTAAAAGATTTACCTTATGGACAACTTGAAAGAATAAAATAAGGAGAAGATGTGACTAAAAAATTTAGAAGATTTTGCGGGTAGAATGACACCAGGAGGAAACAATGAGAGATACGTTAATAGATAATCTTGAAGATGATGGAAATTTTGTTAAAGCAGATACTCTGAGAAGAATAGAAGCTAGACGAAAGAAAGAGGTTAACGCAAGCGGTGAAGTAGTTACTGAAAAAATTATGACTAAAATAAGAGAGGATTTAGCTCAAATTCTTATGGAACATAATCTTTCCACAGCTATATATTATATAGAGAAAACTGTAGAATCTTCACTAGCTTCTTTACAGAAAGACCTTGATCCATCTATTCAAGAAGTATTAGACAAAGTAAATGGAACAGAATAAAGGTGAGTCCATTATGAAAAAACTTGTAATAAGTGAGATACAAAAAAATATAATTGATGCTTTAGAATGTAAAGGGCATTTTGATATAGCTGAAGATTTTAGAATAGCTTTAGCGGATAAGAGTAGTAGACGTAAAAACAAAATTGAATCTATTACTATAGCGGGATCTATACGAGACAAATTAGAAAAGATTGCTATAAGTATGATGTCTAAAAGCGTTGGCTCAGGAATTGAAGATATGTCTACCTTACTTGAAGTTGAATTTGATAGGTTAGAAGATAAACTAACCAAGATGTTAACAGAATTTCTTGAATTCAGAACTAACGAAGAACAAACTCCTCCTGAAGAAGAAAATGGGCTAGTTGAAAAACCTGAAGAGGAAAATGTAAAGAGTAAAGAATTTAAGAGTAACAATAAAAATGAGGAGATTTAATTATGGCTGTAAATCTAACTGCCGGTCATATTGCTGGAGGCTCTAGAAATCTTTATAGAGCAGATGCTGATATTCAAGGTAACTATGAACCACAACGGCAAAATAACTGGTATTTTGAAGTATCCCCTCCATCAGCAGGTGTTAACGATTTCAAAACAATATTATCTATGGCATTAGATATAGGATTTCTACCTAATGAGTCATCGGAAGAAATTGAAGTACATTTTGTTAATGAAAGAGTGTATGTTGCGGGAAAACCTACTTTTGAAGCAGGTACTTTAACTCTAAAAGATTATGTAGATTTACCTGTAGCTAAAGCAATAGCTGAATGGCGTAAAATGGTATATAACGCAGAAACTGGTGCTATCGGATTAGCTAAAAACTATAAAGTAGATGCATCTATTGTGCTTTTTGCTCCAGACGGAACTTATAAAAGAGAATGGATTCTCAGAGGTTGTTGGCCACAAGCTGTAAATTATGGTGCCACATTAGACATGAGTACAATGGAAGTTAATAAAATTGAGTTAACTCTCAGATTTGACAAAGCTTATCCTTTTGCTTTAGATGGTGCCGCTGATAGAACTGCTTAGTAAAACACTTATTTTAGAAAGAGGATAAATATGAAGAATGAATTGAAAGCACTGTACAGAAAAGATAAGAAATTAGCTATTAAAGCAGCTAAAGCTCTTGGATATAAAATTGAAGTAAAAGCAGGACATATAAGTAATTTAACTAAACTGTTTAATTAATTTATAATATTATTGAAAAAGTAGATAAGCTTAGATCAGCTTTAAGGAAAACCAAAGGATTATAGGGATAATTAAAAAAGTTCTAAAAGGAAGTATTACTTATTAAACACTAATAAATAAGGAGTGTGACATATGCTAGGAAATAATACTGTATTACCATCAAAAGGTTTCTTTTATACAAATTTAGTTGGTGGAGAGGTAGATATATTACCTATGAAAACAGGTCAGGAAGAACTTCTTGCTGGCCGTCCAGAGATGATTCCTATTCTTAACTCTTTGATTAACATTTGTGTTCCTACTATAGCGAAGTCGGGTATGAGTCCATTAGATCTTCTATCAGGAGACAGATTGTTTTTACTGTTTATGATTAGAAAAGTTACTTATGGATCAGTTTATGGCTTTAAAATTAAGTGTCCTAGTTGTAATCTATCTTTTAGAGAAGAGATAAACATTCCAGACGATTTAGAAATAAATGAACTCGAAAAAGAACCTATTCTAGAAGTTGTTCTTTCTAACAAAAAAAAGTTAGGTATTAGATTACTTACAGGACATGATGAAGTTGAAATTGAAAGATTTAGAAGTCAGGCTTATAAAAGAGGAGTTAAACAAGGAGATCCTTCTTATACTTATACAATTGCTAGACATATAATTTCTATTGACGGAAAAGAAGCTGATCTTAGAACAGCTTTAGATTTTGCACGTGATATGTATGGTATGGATTCTGTAATTTTACAGAATAAAATTAAGGAGGTGGAGCCAGGGATTTCCCGTGACTTAGAGCTTGAGTGTAAAAAATGCGGTTATGAAATAGAAACCGTATTACCTTATAGCTCTGAGTTTTTTCGTCCCAAACTTAGAGGAGGGGTGTAATATCCTAGAACAAAAATTTCAACTATCCTACTGTGGTCTTGGTTCACTACAAAGTCTAGATGATATATATAGTCCTGACAGACAATGGCATTACGCACGTTTAGTAGAGCAGAAGCGTCTTGAACAAGCGGAACATGAGAAATCTACTAAAAGAACAAAATAAAGAAGATAAACGCTAATACACCTAATCGAGGAATAATATAAAGACATAAATGGCTGAGACATCACCAGCAGCTTTACATATAGTTCAAGCACTTCAAAGTTTACGTACTACTATTCGTAATAGTGGTCGAACTGTATCTAAAAGTTTTGATACTGTAGCTAATTCTATGGACGAAATTCAACAAATGTTTCAAATTTCCAAAATGTTTAAAGCTAATAATGCTAGGATAAGGACTAACTTTTTCAAACAAACTCCTGCCTTATTGAAGACACTTAATTTAAATTTAGAAAAATTTACTGAGACTGCTGGAGTAGCACCTGCTGCTGCTGCTGCTGAAAGTCTTCAATTCGAAAAAAAAAGTTATGAGAGTGAGTTGTTTGAGGATTTAACAAATGAATTATCAAAAATAGGAAAGTCTTTTACTGGCGTACAGTCTAGTTTATCTGATTTAACCTCTTTAAAACTTGCTCCTCAAACTAAAACAGAAATAAATGCTTTAGAGTCAGATCTTGGCAATTTACAGTCAGAAATGGTTTCTATTATGAATTCTATATCTTCTGCTGGAAATGTAACAGGTGGAGCAGCGGACGAAGTAGACAAGCTAAGTGGTTCTTTATCTGATGTTATAAGACAATTTACTTTATTATCACGTGGAGCTGAAGTTAATTCTGATCAATATAGAGAAATTGTACGACAAATAACAGATGCTAATAACAGGCTTAATCGTACAAGAATAGATCTTGGTAACGTTAACACAGGATTAAGTGATTCATCAGATAATCTTGATACTGCTTCGGACGGAATAAAAGAAGGTGTAGATGCCTTAGTTCTTTTATCTGCTCTTGATTTATTTAGAGGAGTTGACGCAACAGGTGCCACAGACAGTATTGCAAGTCTAAATGATGAGCTTATTGAATTCAGTAAATTATCTGGCTTGTCTAATAAGGATTTAAAAATATGGAGACGATCTGCTATAGATACAGCGAAAGCTTTAAATGCTATGGGTGTAGCTGCTGATCCGGCAGAAGTTGTTGATTTGTATACTGCTATAAGAAAAACAGGTATAGAAGGAACAGCAGATATTAAAAGATTAGCTGTAACTATTAAACAGCTTTCTGATGCTACTGAAATAGGTAAAGAACGGGCTGCAGAGTTTGCAAAAGTAGTTATAGTAGATTGGGGTGGTAGCGAAAAAACTGTTAAGGGATTAAGTAGTGCTTTTATTAAAATGCAACAAATAAGTGGTGTATCTGTAGATAAGATTATGGGTGATACAAGAAGTTTAGGTAAAATTTTTCATACCACTATGATGCGTCTTGGTAAAGACGGAAAAGAAACGTTTGGTGTAAAATTAGCTGCTGGTGCTACTGCTTTTAAGTCTATTGGTCTTGAAAGCACAACCTTAATAGAAAATATGAAACTTGCCTTAGAAGATCCTTTGGAGGCTGGTAAAAAATTCGGTCATATACTGCAGGGTACTGGTTACGATGTAATACAGATGGCTAAAGATATAAGAAAGGGAGATCCTTCTAAAGCTTTTGCTGCTATGGTTAAAGGAGCATCTAAGTATAGAGGTATGACAGAACATCAACTTGGTGCTATAGCTGAAACTTTTGGCATAAGTGTTGATGAAATGGTCGCTTTGTCAGAAAGAGGTTCTGAGTTTATTGATATGTATACTTCTTCTGCTACAGAAGGAATGAAAGAATTTCAAAACGGAGCAAAAGCATTAGGTAAGACATCAAAGCTAGAAAGTGACAAAATAGGAAATTTATTTGAACGTGTCGGTAAGCGTATTAAAACATGGATAGCAGATAAAGCTACTTTAGCTTTAAGCGGTTTTGGTGTTGAATTATTGGAAGTAGCACCTAAGTTAGCACCTATTTTAATTGTTTCTGATAAATTAGGTTTTAAAATGCATTTCTTAGGTAAAAGCTTTAAAAAAGCAGGTATGGCTGCATTAGGTTATGTTGGGCAACTATTAGGTATTAGTACTGCCAGTGCGACAACTACTGCTGCTACAGGTACAGCTACAGTGGCTACTACTACTTTTGGAACAGCTTTCTCTGCTGCCATATGGCCTATTACACTTACTGTTGCTGCTCTTGTAGGTTTATGGGCTGTCCTTAAATATGGCCCTGCTTTAATGGATAAGTTAGCTAAAAAGTTTCCATCTATGGAAAAATCTTTTATGTGGATAAAAAATATAATACTAGATGTTAAAAATGCTTTTATAAGTTTATGGAAATTTTCGGAACCTGTTATTACAGGTATAGGTAAAGTTATAGGACAAAGTTTTATAGCAGTTTTTAAAACAGCATGGGGAATAACTAAAGTTTTATTCAAAAGTTTTCTTTTAGGATTCAGAATTATAGCTAAACTTTTAAAATATACTCTTATGCCTATTTGGAATGCCATGTTTGGAGGTAAAGCTACTGAAGAAGGCAAAAAGAATTTAAAAAGTGTTGGAGACTGGTTAACCAAAGTAGGAAAAGTTATTAAATGGGCTGGAGATGTTGCTTTAGATTTTTTTAACGGAATAAGTAAAGTTTTAGATCTTGCACTTAATGATTTTGATGCTTTCTTTGAGTTTATAGTAGTAGGTATAGCTGACTTTTCTAAACGAGTATGGGAAGGAATAAAAATTCTTGGTGGACTTATCGTAAAAGGTATTATATGGATTGGAAAGAAATCATGGGAAGGTTTTAAAACTATACCTGGACGTGTTGGAAAGGCTTTTAGTGGCATAGGAACTGTAATTTGGAATGCTCTAAGTGCTATACCAGAAATGTTTGGTCGTGCTTTTGATATAATACTAGAAAAGATTTTTTCCCTTAAAGATACAATCGGAGGAGTTTTAAAAAGTATTCCAGGACTAGGAAAAATTTTTAGTCTGTTTGGTGGTGGAGAAGAAAAAATGCCTACTGTGAATAGAGTTGGTATGGGTTACAGTCCTCAAAGCTTGGCTGGAAATATAACACCTTACGGAGAAAAGATTATAGTTCCAGAACCAACTCAAAAAATATTTGCTGGCCCTCCGGAAACCGTATTTAAACCACGAACAGATATAGAGTTACATCAAGAAGATGTAGTAAAAGCTATCAAAGATTTAACAAACATAATTAAAACAGGTCAAACAACAAATAAGCAGCAGCAACAAAGAAGACCAGTGCGATCAGATGATCAGCAGATTCCTTTAGCACAACAATGGTCTCTATAGGAGATACATGTCTACCACATTAAAAAATGCATTAATACATGCTTATATTAGAGATATGGGTGCTGACAATCCGTCTGACAGAGATAACATTTTATACTTTGATTATATACCAGAAGAGATAGCTGATTCTAAAACTGCAAATTATAATTTAATAGATATACCAGGAAGATCAGAACCTGTAGTTGGATATGTAAATAGTGGACTTAGAGAATTTAGTTTACATCTTATGTTTGTTGCTGGAGTAGGACAAACAGCGCATCCAGATCCTAAAAATGAATTAAATATAACTGTTAACTCAGAATTATCAATATGGCTTGAATCTATTTCTCAAACTTCATCAAGTAGCCTTAATATATTTGATTTTTATCCTGAAGATAATGTTGCTGCGGTAAAAAGAAAAACAGATTGGCTTAGGTCTTTAATATATCCAGATTATACGAAACAATATGCAAATTCTCCGCATACTGTTTTATTAAGTATTGGGCAACTTATAAAAAGTATATGTATTGTACCAAGTGTTAGTGTGGTGTATAAAGCACCGTGGGATGGTGATCTTCTGCCTTATATAGCGGAAGTAGATATTAATTTTCAAGAAGTAAATACCATTCCTATGGGTTACACTATAGTAAGACAAGGTACTTTAAGTTCTGGGGTTTAATATGACAGATCCTAAAAGCATAGTAGATATGCCTCTTGTGTCCTTTAGGTTTAAGGATGGAGAAAATTATAAAATGTTAGATCCTATTCCTCCAGATAATATAATTTCTTTTTCCTATGAAGATACGGTAGCTACAGGCTCGGATAAATTTACATGTGAGCTTTTTGATCCTACTTGGTCAGAAATAGAAGATCTGATTATAAGTAGATTTAACAATATTGAATTTAGATTTGGATGGGTAAATGGTAGACAATCAGCCTGGAGAAAAGCGCACATATTAAGTCATGCTCCTACTTTTGAACAACATGGTTTGAGGATAGCTCTTGAAGGTTTTGATGAAGTTATTTTAGCAAACAATGAAGCTAAAACTAGATCTTGGTTTCTTACCAATTATCAAGGAAGACCAGATAACATTGTAAGAGCAATTGCAGCAGAGAATGAATGGAATACAGATGCTTATTCTGTATTAAATACTAAAATAGTTTTAGATGAAGATGGAGGCCCTAAGATTTTTGTCCAAAGACAAAAACCAGACTTAACTTTTATTGTTGATGATCTTCTTCCTTACGCAGAAACTCCAGAAGATATTGGTGATTTTAGATGTTGGTATGATCCTAATGAAGGAGAAAATAAATTATATTTTAGACCACCAGAATTGGATGCTAATGTACTTAAAACATATATTGTTTTTAAGGATCAACAAGGACAAGTGTTAAGCTTTACACCTGATTTAGGTGATGGTTCACTTCAAAGAATGTCCGGAGCATTAAATACTAGAATGATAGGAGTTGATCCTATTAAGAAACAAGTATTTGACGTTGTAGTAGACAATAAAGAATCAACTAGCCAAAAAATATTAACTGGATCACATATGGCAGAACAAGATATAAAAACTACACAAGGAGCTGGCAGATTTATGCATGCTACCGCACATACAAATGACTCTGCTACACAACTGGCAAGGCAAAGATGGTTTCAACGATTTAATACTTTTTTCACTGCAGAGATGGAAATATTAGGTGATCCCTCCGTAGCTGCCGGAAAAATTATAGCGGTTATAGTTTTAGATTCCAAAAACAATCCTCTTTATTTTTCTGGAAAATATTACGTAAATTCTGTTATTCATACTATTGATAACGGCAATTACACTTCAAGACTTGTTATGTGGAAGAATTCTATGGATGATGGTGCAGTTCAAGTACAAGAAAAATGGGGTATTGTGAAAAATGATTATGACATTCTTACTCTTGCACAAATGAATCCAGAAGAGCAAATGCAAGCAGTAGTTAATTCGATAATATGGAATCCTGTTGGTAGCACAAGTGGAAGATAAGGTTAATGGTTCTTAAATCATCTCAAGTATATAGTGTTGATAAATCTCAATGGGGATCTTTAAAAGATGCTTATGGTGCCTGGAGAGGTATATGTGAATACAATTTAGATAATAAAGGATTAGGAAGAATAAAAGTACGGGTACCTTCTATACACGGTGCTGCTGTTGGAGGAGCTAGCTTTACAAGTTCAGAGCAGAGCGAGGAAGGAAAAAATGCAGGAGGTATTACTACAGAAGCCCTTCCTTGGGCATGGCCATGTGTTGAAGGTAGTGGCGGAGTATTAGATGCAGGAAGTTATGATGTTCCTCTTGTTGGTGCTGGCGTATGGGTAATGTTTGAACAAGGTAATCCTGATTATCCTGTATGGATAGGTACTTGGCCTGCTATACCAGAAGAAAAACAAGAAGCAAATACAATAGAGTCTTGGAATATTCCTAACGTAGAAACTTCTATGGGAAAGTGGATGCAAGAACCAGGACTTACTACACCTAAAGAAACGCATGATCAGTTAAACAATGATCCACAAGTAAGAGTTCTAGCAAAAACTCCTAAAGGTGCCACAATTATGGCTATAGATACTGACGAAGGCGAAACTTTAATGATTATAGATAGAGCCGGACAAATGATTGAAATGTATTCTCCTGTAACTAAAGATAAAAACGAAGGAAATGCTACACAGAGAGGTTTAAAAACAGCTAGGGATAACGATTCACTTGATCCTCAAGAAGATTGTAAAGATTCAAAAGCGTATATAAGAATTATAGATACAAGTTATCAAACCACACAAAGTGGTAGAGTATGGAGTGGAAACTTTATTAAGCTATCCGCTGAAAAAGACAAAGAATTATTAAGACTGCACGGAGCCGGTGGTCAAGATATTTTAATAGATACAAGTAAAGATGATCATAGAATAGTTATTAAAGATGAACGAGATAATTTTATATACATTGATAAAGATAGTAACATAAAAATGAAATCTAAAGCAGATCATAAAGTAACTATAGAAGGAAACGTAGAATACGATGTAAAAGGAAACTATACCTTAAAAATTGGTGGCGAATTAATTATAGAAAGTCCAGATATTGTTACGAAATCAAACAGAACAGTTATACATGGTACAGAAAAAATTACAATAAACGGAGATCGTACCACATTAAATGGTGTATCTAATTTAGATATAAATAGTGATGGTCCTTTAAATATGGGTAGTAAAGGTGAAATGAAGTTAGATTCTTCAGCAGCTATTACAGAATCTTGTGCTACTCATACAACAAAGGCTGGAGCAATAGAACATTCTGCTGGTGCGGGGTCTCCAGGTAGCGCAGAAACACCTCAAGAACCTTCCGCTCCAGATGATCCTGCGGGTGATGTAACTATACCAGATGAAACTTTTCCTGTCGGTTAATTTTGAACCTCAACGTAAAATAAAGTAAGGAGAAGAGAATAATCGAATATAGTATGAAAAAAATAATTGCTGAATTGGAAGAAAGAGGCTTTAAAAAAGAGGCTGCTATACTTAGACAAATATTAGCTTATGGATATTCTTTATTGAAGTTCAAAGGAACAGATAACGAAATAAAAGCATTAAGAGAATGGCTAGATTCTTTAAGACTTTCTTACGGTAAAGCACCAAAAGGATTAAAAGAAGAATTTAAATGGTTACAGTTTTTACAAAGACAGTTTGATGTTGCAAAAGAATATAACATACCAGTCAATGTTAATAACATAAAAGCAGTATTATCTAGATGGAATAAATCTACTATAGATAAAATTCAGAATGCTTTATCTGGTACTAACAAGGAAACGGAATTACGTTTAAAAAATGCTACATATATTAATAATTCATTATTAAATACAAGTAAATTTAAAGAGTTAGCTAAAAAATTAGATAATTTTATAAATAATTTAAAAGGTTTTCATGCAAAAGCTCTAAAGAAGCCATTAACGGTACATTTTGTTAAAAAATCTGTGCTAAAAAGCAAAGCTAAATATAAATCAGATAAAGACGAGATATATATTAGACCTGACTATATAAAAATTAGTGATAATTATGGTTCATTCAGTTACATATTAGTTCATGAATTAGGACATCGTTATTTAAAACTATTTGGTAAAAGTTTAAAAACAAATTTTAGCTATCCCGAATGGTATACAACACCTTATTCAAAGAAACAAACAATGTCAGAAGAAGAACCTTTTGCTGAGCTATTCGCTCTAAGTCATTGGGCAAGTAAGTATACAGAGTATAAAGAAAAAATTAATAAATTTATTAAAATTTTAAAGTGAGGCACGTATGAAAAAAATAATTGCTGAATTAGAAAAACGGGGCTTTAAAAAAGAAGCTGCTAGAGTTAGACAAATATTAGCTGAAGGATGGGAGGGTTTGCCAGAAGGCTGGACAAAAGAGTCGGCTACTAAATACTGGAAGACTTTAACCGGGGATAATAAACATAAAATAACTAAGTGTATGAAAGAGATGAAAGGTAAAGTAGGTAATCCTGGTGCTTTTTGTGGAAGCGTAAGTAGATTAGTAGGGTACGAACCTAAGAAATAGTGTCGATTTATCGCAAGCATAGATGATGTAAAAAAAAGACACGGTCTGTGTCTAAAATAGAAAAAAGAGACTTAAAATATTTAAAACACAGACTAATTTTTTTAAAAACTTTGACAAAAATTTTAGAAAAAAAGTATATGGCTAAAAATTCAGAGGAATATTTGAAATGTTAACGTGGTTTTTAAAAAGGAAAATTTTTTAAACTATAGCGAGGTGTTATGCCAGGAGTAGTAAGAGCAATAGTTGACATGTGTACTGGAACATGTGCGCATCCAAAATCCAGTGGACATCCTTTTACTGGAATAATAATTACAGGATCTACTCTTACAAAGAGCGATGCTCTAGCTGTAGGTAGGCATATGGATACCGTACAAACATCATGTAGTGATAATTCTACAGGATTTGTACTTACTTGTTCAGTTTTAACTAAAGATTTAGGTTTAGGTCTTGCTAGAAATGGAGATATTGTACAAACTACTTATGGCACTATGCAATTTATTATGGGTTCTATATTAACTAATTCAGATTAGGAGATTTTATGGGGAATTGGAAACAAACCTTAAGAGAGATGGTAGCCGGTTATGACAGCAAAATAAATGCTGCTGAATCTCAAATTGCTTCACTTCGAACTAAAACATATGAAGCTCAGCAAGAAGTAACTGCTTTAAATAATGTAATGTATAGCCAGAAAAATAGTGTATTAGGAATAGCTAATGACAAACGAATATATTATGAAACTATTTTAGGTGGAGTATGTACAGTACATGAGGCTAGCGGATTTGGGGAAACTCAGTTAAACAATTGGTATGTTTACTGGCATGGGGATAATGTCAGTGGTATTCCAGGGAAAGTAGTTTTTAAACCTGGAGGAGTCGGAGACGAAGGATTAGATGCTACACTAATATGTCTTTTTAAGGAATTCGTTTTCTTTCAAGATTATATAAATGTTGACATTAATTTGAGTCTTTACTCATTAAACGGACTTCTTAATCTATTAGATAGTGCAGAAGCAAAGCTAGACGAATTAATTCATAAATATTCTACTGCTAAAAGAAGAATTGAACAATTTCTTAATCAAGGAGTTAGTGGATGTATCCTTAATCCCTTGGGTGGAGATTTTAACTTATAGGAGAGATTCGGAATGCTACTGTTTCTAAGACACCTACAGAAAAATGGTTCATTAGTTTTATAGTTAAAGAATTAGTTGAGACAGATTACTTGGTTTTCGTTAATCAATCTTTTAGATAGTTTATGTATGAAATCATTTCTACTGTTAGATATTTTTTCATGACAGACCGCTACTTTTAATCTTCTATGTTGTTTTCTATTATTTTTGAATTTAATCTTTGTTTGTTAATAGGTTCTATCCTTCAAGTAAGACATGTTCCTGTTGTGGGTATATAAAGAAAGATTTAACTTTAGATATTAGAGATTGGACATGCAATACTTGTAAAACTTTTCATGAT